ATCGTTTAAATGATTCCTGGGATCAGGAGGGTAAGAATGTAATTGACGCTGCTAATTATGCCTTTACAAATGTCATTGGTTTGGTTAAGTCTATTGGATCCAGTTTTCTGGAAGTGTGGACAAACGGAACAGGAGAACAGTTTTGTAATAACATCTTGCGTCTTGTATCACTGATTTTTAATGTTGTAGGTGATATAGCCGGGGCATTTAAAAAAGCTTGGGACGAAAATGGGAGAGGGACGGCTCTTTTGCAGAGCATCTTTGACCGGTTAAATTCCTGGTTGGAATTGATTATTACGATAGGGGAATCGTTCCGCACCGTTTGGAATAATGGAACCGGGGAATCCGTAATTGCCCATATCCTGGAGATATTCACGAATATCAATAATATGATTACTAATATTCGGGATAATTTTCGGACGGCATGGGAACTTGATGGAACCGGAACAGCAGTTATTCAAGACTTAATGGATCTGTTTGACGGTCTATTGGGCTCGAGTGATAGAATTACCCAGTCTCTATCAGAATGGAGTAGGAATCTTGATTTCGCCCCCCTGATCAAAGCGTTTGAGCGCATTACCGCTGCCGTAAAGCCTCTGGGTAATAAATTAGGTTCAGGACTGGAATGGCTATTTAAAAATATACTGGAGCCACTTGGAAAGTGGGCGCTTGAGCAGGCAATCCCTGCCGCCTTTGATGCAATTACCGGGGCACTTGATTTCTTAAACAGCATTTTGGACGCATTGATGCCTTTGGGGGAATGGCTTTGGAATAACCTGTTAAAACCACTTGCCTCTTGGACCGGCGGAACCATAGTGGATATCATCAAAGGTATTACTGATGTATTTAAAGGTCTGAGTAACATTTTTAGGGAAATCGCAAACGGCACTGACTGGGGAACCATCGGTCAAATGTTGATGGAAGGATTGGTCAACGGCATTGTTTCTTTCGTGTCATGGGCCTGGGGGAAAATAAAAGAAATCTTCTCTGGTATCATAGATGTGGTAAAGGGAATTTTTGGTATTCATTCACCCTCTACGGTATTTGCTGAAATAGGTGGATTTCTGGTTCAAGGTTTCCTTGGTGGATTTACAGAGATGTGGAATACCGTGACAAGTATAATAAGCACACTTGTAGGACTATTAATAGACTTATTTTCGGGACTTGTGAATGGGATTATTCAACTGGTTTCTACTTTGTGGGATACCTGCCTAAAGCCATTCGCATCCTGGTTCACGGATACGATGTTGCCAGTAATAAAAAATGCATTGGATGGGCTGATTGCTGCGTTTGGTGTATGGTGGTCAGGGATCAAGGAAACCTTGTCTTATGTTATTGATGCCCTTAAAGGTCTAATTGATTTCATTGTTGGAATCTTCACAGGAGACTGGGAAAAAGCTTGGAATGGAATTAAGGAGTTTTTCTCTAATGTCTGGAACGCTATGAAAACGCTGGCAGAGACTCTGATGGATACGATTAAAATAGTGATAGATACAGTCCTTGCTGCGATAAAGGGTACCTGGGAATCCATCTGGAATGGTATAAAAACCTTTGTCTCCGATCTGTGGGATAACATTAAGAATAAAGCGGATGAAAGCTTCTCTGCAATCAGGGATAAGTTATCCGAAATCTGGGACAGTGTAAAAGCTACCATTGAGGAAAAGTGGACTGCCATAAAGGACTGGTTTGGAGAAATCTGGCAGAAGATTAAGGACGTATTCAAGCTGGATGAGATGACTCAGATCGGCAAAGATATGATGAATAATTTCTGGGACGGTATGAAAGGAGTATGGACAGATATCACCAGCTGGTTAGGAGAGATTGCTGATACCGTAGGGAGAGCATTTACTTCGGTCATCGATGGAGCAAAGAACCTGGTTAAAAAAACCAAAGATGATGATGAAGAAACAGAAGATAAAAAAGGATCCTCCGGTCCAGGAAGCAGTAAGGGTTATGTAAGTGGTGGTCCGGGAGATGTAAAAGGTCATGCAACCGGTGGTTTTCCGAAATCCGGTAGCCTGTTCGTAGCAAATGAAAACGGCAATCCTGAGATGGTAGGAAATTGGGGAGGCAAGGCTGCGGTTGCCAATAACATGCAGATTACAGAAGGCATCACCAGGGCAGTGCAGTATGGTATGAGGTCGGCAATTGCACCACTGGCTGCAAGCATGAGTTCCATCGCCAGTAATTCAACACCACAGCTGTCCCTGGTTGGCACCTCTGGACGAAGTACCGACACGGCTGAACTGGTCCAGGCTATGGCAAGTCAAGCAATGTCCACGCCAACCGAGAATATGTCAGATCACTATATGTCCCTCATGGTGGACCTTCTCCGGAAGATCATAGAACTGATTGAGGCCATGGATTTGACTGTAAATATTGATATCAGGGAGATTAAAAAGAAATTATCCGATCTGGACAAGAGAAGTGGTTTCTCTCTAAGAACAACTTAAGGAGGCGGTACACATGGCAGTAATAACAATCAATGGTCGGGAGTTTCCGTCTCCCGACTTTGGTGGGAACCTGGTGGTGGCAACGAATGTAAGTGACGGAAAAAATTCTCTGGGTGAGTTTTCGGGACAAAAGGTAGGGAGAGATCAGCATAAATTTGATAATCTACAGTGGAAGTTTTTAGACGCTGCCACCTGGGCTGCCATGTTGCAGGAGTTCGATAAATTTGTGGTAACGGCAAGGATCCCGGATATGGTACATAATCGCATGATGACAATCCGAATGTATCCAGGAAACCGGACGGCAACACCTGTGGAATGTGATGGGGACGGCCCTCCTACCATGTATCAGGATTGTAAAGTAAATATTATAGACTGTGGGGTGATTGAGTAATGCAGGCTGTGAGCCAGTCTTATAAAGTACATATGAAAGAAGCGCTGAGAAATTACTCGTATATGAGGGTGACCATCGGTCTTATAAATCAACTGGCCCAAGCCAGCGCTTATGTTCCGGATAAAGAAAACTATACCTATTACAGCAGTTTCAAAATGCCTCTGGACAATTACGCAGTTAAGGAACTATATGCCACCTGTGACCAGGACTACACAGCGGTGGACGGCAGCATGTACTTTCTTCCAAGGGAGAGAGCGGATGTGGTGCTCAATCAGGGCCTTGTCTCAAAGGATCTTCTTGGCCCCATCGAGATTCGGTTTCCGATTGAGTACGACATCAAAGGCTTAACGATTGAGTTTGGAAAAGCCTACCCAGTGGATTTTGTCATAGAATCCGATAACAACACGGTGGCAATCAAGGGTAATATAGACGGGCATTTCGTCACAGAGGAGATTTTCAACGGGGCAACGTTCCTGCGCTTTACCCCTTCGACCATGATAAATGGTCAGAGCCGGTTCCGGATCCACATGGTAACTATGGGTATCGGTGTATATTTTGACAGCCGAAAGATCCTTTCAGCTACCAAAAGGGAGCACGTCAGCCCCATTATGGAAGAGCTGCCGACCATTGATTTTAATCTGACCGTAAATAATAAGGACCGGGCTTTTGATGTGGAGAACGTCGATAGCTCTGTAAACTTCCTGGAGATCGGTCAGGATATTACTGTTTTATATGGCCAGGAGCTTGATGACGGATCCGTGGAATGGTTTCCTGGTGCAACTGTTCAGCTGAAAGAATGGTCTGCCGATGATGAACAGATGGAATTTTCAGCAACAGATCGGTTTGACGGCATGGACGGAACCTATTACAGGGGCTTATATCGACCGGAAGGGATCAGCCTGTATGATCTGGCGGTTGATGTGTTTTCAGATGCTAAGGTGGATTCCCGGACCTATTGGATCGATCCTTATTTAAAGACCGTAAAGGTTTCCAACCCGGTGCCGGTTGTCTCTCACAAGGAAGCCCTGCAGCTGATTGCCAATGCCGGCCGTTGTATCCTAGATCAGGACAGGAGTGGCAGCATCTTTTTACGATCCAGCTTCATTCCAGATATGGCGGCTGACGCAGAAGATGGGACGGAGTACAGTCAGGCTGGGAACGTCTTAAAGCCGGGAAAGAAAGCGGAATATGCTTCCTACGCATCAGATTTTACTAAGGCGGATGCCAGTCAGTATTTTATCACTGAACAGGCTCCCTATTTGGAAACGGGATATGTCAGTCAAGCCATGAGCAGGGAGGACGGTACCTTTATAGAAAATCCCCGTGTTGCAGTACAGTTAGAAGCTTCGTTTACCTGTTTTGGAGTGCAATTCCTTTTTGGAGGGAATCCTCCGGAAGAACTTGTTTTACATACAGCCCTGTTCGGAGAGCCGGTGGAAGATATTACAATCCGGGAGATCTGCCAGGAAACAATTGTTAGCCGGGAGTTTAAAACCTTTGACCGCATGGAGATTGAGTTTACAAAGGCTCTACCGCTTAACCGGATCTTGCTTGACTACATCGGTTTTGGAGATGTGACGGACTACTACTTAGAATATGGCCATGAATTGACTAAGACTCCGAAAGGTATCCAGCAGGCCAAGGTGCGAGAGCTGCAGGTGATCCGGACTATTTACAATCAAGCCGGGGAGAACAAAGAGCTGGCCAAAGAGACAATTGTAGTCACGCCTGCAGAAAACCGGTATACATTCTACTTTAGTAACGCTGCTTACAATTTGACATGCGCACTGACAGAGCCGCAGGAGGGGCAATCCGCGACTATAGTAGAAAGTAGTAACTACTATGCAACCGTGGAGATTACGGGTGTTACCGGCGCGGTAGAAGCTGTTTTGACTGGCCGAGAATACACGACAAGCCAGGCCAAGGTAAGCAGGACACTAAATCCGACCGGTAGTCTGGAGATTTGGGAAAACCCCCTGGTATCTGACATGATCCATGCTGCTGACTTGGCTGACTGGATCGGGAACTACATGAAAGCGGACCGGGAGTATGAGCTTCAGTACCGGGGAGAACCCCGCATCGATGCCAACGATCTGGCTTTTCTGGAAAACCGGTATATCCCTGATATGCTGATCCGGATCTATGACCATACCCTAAAATTTAACGGAGCGTTATCTGGATCAATCAAGGCAAGGAGGTATATGGATGTGGATACAACCTAAGATCTGGAAGAAAGAAGATCACTTTAATATGGAAGATTATAACCGGATCAAGAATAACCTTCAGGAGCTTCGGGCGCTGGCCGTTACCTTATATCCAGATTTTGCAATCAAGGAAATGGGACCTGATAAGGGCTATCAGGACTATAGTTTCTATGCAGACGAAATCAACACACTGGAGGATAACCTTGGCCGGATCCGCGATAGCATCTATCCATATTGGAAGGGGGAAACGGTGACATGGTACGAGAACCAGCCTTTCCCAGATTACCGAGCCTTAAATCGTATTGAGGGGGGCTGCCTTAAAATGTATGAGAACCTGATGGGACAATCCATGGGCCGCCCTCGATGTACCTTCCATCTTGGCCGGGGGAGGTGTGCAGTATGTCGGTAAAGTATGCGAGAGCCGTTATAGATGGCGTTACCTACGAGCTGACGTTGGGAGAGGACGGTTTGTATCACGCTATTATCCCGGCCCCCCAAGCGCCTGACACGGATTTGATGGAATACCGCAGCTATGCGGTCACCCTGCAGTCTGGTGACGTTGCTGGCAATATCACGATAAAAGGCAAAGATGATCCAGAGCTTGGTGGGGATCTTCGGCTGGTGGTGAAGGAAAATATATTTATCACTACAAAACATTGGGAACCGCCTAATTACTTTAACGCAGTGGATTATAACCGGATCAAATATAATGTTTGTTACATCAAGCGAATTGCAGATACACTTTTTAACAGTGTGGAATTTATAAACATGGGTCCGGATAAGAGCTGGGAAGAATATCCAAAGCCGGAAGACTTCCAGGTGATTGAAAAGAATCTAAATTATATCTATATTGCTTCGGGCCTTCCTGCAGATCAGTACAGTGTCCACCTAGAGAATAAACCATTTTTGAGTTATGGAGAGTTGAACCATATAGAAGAGGCCTGCCAGAAGCTCTTTGACCGGTTATATGGAATCATGAAAGCCCGGAGAAGATTACCCATTACATTAGGAAAGAGAGGAACTTTATGAGTGTTAAAACGGTACAGGCCACGCTTAATGGCCAGACCTACAATCTAACGTTGAACAGCTCCACAGGAGCCTATGAAGCAACCATCACTGCCCCGTCAACGTCCAGTTATCCTTTGAGTGGACATTATTACCCTGTATCCATCAAAGCAGAGGATACGGCGGGAAACGTCACCACAAAGGATGCAACGGACAGTACGCTTGGAAGTAGCCTGCGGCTTACTGTCAAAGAAAAGGTGGCCCCGGTCATTACGATAACAGCCCCGACAGCATCAGCCTTGATTACCAATAATAAGCCCGCTGTCACCTGGACTATTACGGATGATGATTCCGGCGTAGATCCTGATTCGATTAAGTTAATCATAGATTCTACGGTTGTTACCTCTGGAATCACGAAAACGGCATCCGGAAAAGGATTTACCTGCAGCTATACACCCCCATCAGCTTTGGGAGATGGTAGCCATACAATCAAGGCGGATGCATCAGACTATGATGGCAATGCAGCTGCGCAGAAAAGTGTGACCTTTAAAATTGATACAGTACCGCCAACCCTAAACGTAACAGCTCCTGCCAATAATCTGATTACCAATCAGGCGGCCTGCACAGTGAACGGAAACACCAATGATGTGACTTCTAGCCCCGTGACCGTGACAGTGAAACTCAATAGTGGCACTGCGGCTGATGTGACTGTGAATGGTGACGGTACATTTAGCAAAGCACTCACCCTGGCGGAGGGGGCCAATACGATCACCGTCGTGGCGAAAGATGGAGCGGGTAAGACAACCACGGTAACAAGGGCCGTCACCCTGGATACAGCAGCCCCGGTTATCTCAGAGGTAAGTTTGGTGCCTAATCCGGTAGATGCTGGCAAGACCTTTGTTCTGTCCGTAAAGGTGACTGATTAAGGAGGTTCTATGGCGCAGATTGAGATCACGAGCGTAAATATAAGTAAAAATCCAGTGGCAGCGAAAGATAGCTTTGTGATCTCCGTCCGGGTAGGGATCTGGGCGGAGCATCAGAATCGGCTGCCCTTTAAGTTAGGAGGAAACAGAAATGGCATTAAAAACTGATTATAAAGATGATGGGTTCGCGGGAAACCGAAAATACCGCATGATTACAAATGCAGATGGAACAATGAGCTTCGAAGATGTGACCCCCTATGATCCGGTGGGTGATAGTTTTGGGGCCCTGGACATTAATACAACTAATACGGCAGTTAATCGGCTTGACCATGTCACAGAAGTTACATTGACCGCCACAGGCTGGAGCAGCTCAGCCCCCTACACCCAGACGGTCAATGTGGCCGGCATAACTGAGACTGATAGACCGATAGTGAGTCTATACCTTCCAGATGGTATTACCGCAGCGAATGTTGACTTGCAGGAGAAAGCTTTTGACTGTGTAAACCGGGCGGTCTCTGGTGCAGGGAAAATAACAGTCTATTGCTATAAAAAGAAACCAACAAAGGACTTTCAGATTCAAGTGAAGGGGGTGTAAGAATGGCAGAATGTATTATTTTAAAAGGTGGCGGCGGGGCTGATCTGGATGTCGTAACAGCCGGGGCCGGTGATGTAGTGTCTCCTAAAGTTACAGTTGATAAAGCTGGAAACCCAGTGACCGGTACTATGGTTGAAAGAGGAGCATATACGTCCGCACTGAGCTGTGTATCCGATGGTAACTCATTGTATGCCAGAATACCAACTGGAGCCTACAGAACTCTGACCCCTGCCTCCGGAGCACCGGAAATAACTGTGCCTGTAAAAGATATAGGTATTGAGTCGTGGAAAATCCGAGCTGACACAAGTATTGGAGGAGTTCAAGGTGGAATACCTTTGCAGGGAGCTGAAGTAGGTGGTGATCGGGCCTGGGCTACTAACATGAGTAATTGGGCAGGAACTATTAATTTGGGGGTCAGGAATGGACATTTCTTAAATGGAGTCAACTGGATTCAGCGAGATATTCCGAATTATCAACCATGGAATATCAAAAAAGGTGTGGACATTGGTGGAGTTGTTGGTACGTGGGAGGGATATGTCCCTACCCCTACTGATCTTTATTTAAGAGGTAACAATATTGTTGGCTGGGTTAAGGGAGGTTCCGGAGGTTCATCGTATATCATTACATTTGACACTGGTCAAATTTCATTCGGAATGATGGCTGCAGATGGGTATTTGACTACCAATAGTCCTATAAATTTAACCGGATATAATGGGGTTGCAGTTGAGGGATATCTTCCGGGAAATGCAACTACTATCACTATTCAATTAGCAACGGCAAATGGTGCTTATACTCAGACTAATGGGGGAATAGCAAAGTCAAGCACGGCAGTAGGTGATTACTCTAATTTTACAGCATATTGTAATGTTTCGACAATTAATGCTGCTAGATATATTCATATAAATGCTATAAACTCTAGCTTTTATATTTACAGGATTTGGTTGTATTAACTCAACCAAATTGATACATGTAAGTAAAGTAGAAGTAGTACCCCACTATAGAAAACCAGCCAGTCATGCGTTCCTGTTTGACCACGAATGAAAGGAGTATATGAAATGAAAATTTATGTTAATGAGCAATATGAAGTTTTATCATTGGATGATAAACCACAGGAGTACAGTGAGGTGTTTGAAGTGTCACAGACCCGCGAAGAAATGTTTGGTAACCTATGCGACGCTTGTATCCAAGGTTATAAATATGAACCACAATACGAACTACTTTTTAATGAAGACGGAAGCAATGCTAGAGATGAGAAGACTGGGGAGTTTCTCTATAAACTTGACGATGAAGGAAATAAGATTCCGGCAGGATTTGCCTGTTATCCCTTTGTGGATTATCATACGCTTACACTAATCCAAAAGCAGTATGAGGAATCCCAGAAGCAGGTACAGGTCCTTAACGCCCAGATAGAGTACCTGTCCATGATGTCTGGATATGAAATGGAGGTATAAAATGATGAATAAATTTGAAAAGGTGAAAGGATTTTATGAAGCAAGTCTATGGTCCGTTGGAATGGTATGGAATGCCGTAGACCGCTGGATCACTGAAAAAGAATACCTGGAGATCACCGGGAAAGAATATGAGAAAGCGTGAGGAAAATGAGAATGAAAAATATATTATGTACAGCTGCTGGAGTGGTAGGTAGTTTCATAGCGTCTATATTTGGGGGCTGGGATACCGGGATCGGTACCCTGGTCCTTTTTATGGTAATTGATTTTCTTTCTGGTCTAGCGGTGGCCGGAATCTTCAAGAGGAGCACCAAAACCGAAACGGGAGCACTGGAATCAAAAGCTGGCTTTAAAGGACTCTGCCGTAAAGGTATGACGCTTCTTTTCGTCCTGATCGCCTACCGCCTGGATCTGGCCATAGGGACCAATTACATACGGGATATGGTGATTATTGGATTCATGGCAAACGAGCTGATCTCCATCGTGGAGAATGCCGGACTCATGGGTCTGCCGCTTCCTGCGGTGCTGATTAAAGCTATTGATGTGTTAAAAAAGAAAGCAGAAGTAACAGAATAATTTGTTGTAACATTACAACTTTTTGGCCTGGGTGATCCTGGGCCTTTTTCTTATGGATCGGAGGATCAATATGGCAGTTCAAAAATTACTTACACCTTATAATTATAATGCCGGTACCGCAGATCGCATTAAGTACATTGTGATCCATTATGTAGGAGCCCTGGGAGGAGCAGAAGCAAACTGTAAGTATTACGCTTCCCAGTACATTGGAGCCAGCGCTCACTATTATGTTGGGTTTAACGGGGAAGTTTGGCAGTCCGTTGAGGAAAAGGACATTGCATGGCATTGCGGGGCAAAATCCTACGTCCACCCGGAATGCAGGAATGCAAATAGCCTGGGTATTGAAATGTGTGTAAGAAATAGCAGTGGAAATCTGGCAGACACAAGCCGTGACTGGTATTTTGAGGATGCTACGGTAAAATCAGCGATCGAGTTAACCAAGGAGCTGATGGCGAAATATAACATACCTGCGGACAGGGTGATCCGCCATTACGATGTGACGGGAAAGATTTGCCCGAACCCTTATTTATGGAATCACACCCAGCATACTTGGGACGGCTTTAAGGCTGATCTTGTAGCCCCTGCTGAATATACTCTAGGATGGAACCATGATAAGAATGGCTGGTGGTATGCAGATTCCAAGACTTCTTATTATAAGTTGTGCTGGCAGATCATCAACGGCCATAAATTCTATTTTAATAAGGACGGATATGCAGTCACCGACTGGCAGGAGATTGATGGGAAGGATTATTACTTTGAACCAAGAGCTGGGCATGAACTGGAATGTGCTTTGTATGTATCTAATCATGATGGGGTACAGGGACCAGGGAAGTTTTAGACATGAAAAGGGCTGTCGCATCAATGATGTACAGCCCTATAACAAATCTTATTATAAATAATAGTTGATAGCAAAAGTCAAAAAACCTAATATAGCAAAAAAACCGATTTTTAGAAGCTGCTTATTTTTATCCTCTTCATTATAGAATCTTTTTACCCAAATAAATATAGAAACGTAATATAAAATAAAAAAGATTACAATTGCTAATGAACCCCAAAATATCCGAAGCTGAATTACTGAGTTTAATTCACTTCTCCAATCTGCAAACCGAAAACTCTGAAATATGAATAATTCAAAGAGGAAAGGTGGAAGAATACCCTTTAGGATTAATGTATCTTTTTTATTCATACTAAAAACCTCATTTCTATGATTTAATGATTATCCACCAATGGACTGATGGTATTCTGTTCTTGTATCAATCAGATGATTACCTGTATCATATGATTTAATTATTTCATGATAGCAGTGTGTATAATACGCATTGTCATATGAGAAAAGTACTTCATATAATGTTTGATTGATTTCCACTTTGTAAGGTGCTAGCGCAGTGATAACGGTATATACGAAACCGGCAATTGCTAAAGCGGTAGCTCCTGGCAGTCCTAAAGCGCCCATTAATATACCGGCAGCGGTACTGACGCCACTTACGGCAATCTGTTCAATAGCAGAATTTGTAAATGTGTAACTATTTGATGAAATATATACATGTTTGTACTGTGAACCGATAATATCTCCGCCTCTTAACAATTCATTATTATGTGTAATTTTATCAACATTTTCACTAGTCGAATTTACAAGAGCATAAAACATATTATAATCATGATTTTTTAAATGTTCAACTGTTGACTTGCCATTTTTAGTAATAGTAAGCACAGCTGTTCCGTTGATATGAATTACTCGATTCATAACTACTCGTGCTCCATCTGTGTCTATAAACTCCATATTTTCGATTACATCAGTTCCATCCATTGAATATGTTATTTTTTCAGATAAGTCTACTGATTGAGCGAATGTGGTAAAACAACCTGCTTGTACCAATAACGAGACAATTAAAAATAAAGACATACCTTTTTTGAAAATATGAATACCTTTACATAAATAGCTTTTCATTATATTACTCCTCTCTGCAGTACATTATTAACCAGTAACGATGCATATTCTCCATTGGAATCACCCCCTTTTCCTAAAACAATTTTATATTGATAGTATACAATAAAATTCCATTTAAAAGATATTTTTGCAATTTTCGTCGATCTTTTTTGCTTAAGCGTAATTTGATTTTATATACAAAAAAATCTGATTTGTTTACTTTGCATCAAAAGATAGTATAATGTAGGTATATCCAATGGGAGGTGAAGCAAATGTTTAAGCCCGGAGATATCTGCTATTTTATAGAGAGTAACATTCAAGTCATAGAGGGCGTTGTACACTCCTGCAAGGGAGGCATGTATATCGTGAAGTAAGGAGAAGGCAAAGGGATACGGTTGCCGGAAAGACGATTGTGCTTGAACAGAGAGGAAGCTGTGGCCATTGTCCAAAGGAAGACGAAAGGGAATTATAGAAATCCGTATGATTATGAGTAGGATAGGCGGGTATCCAATAAATTCCGGGCCCGCCTATTTATAGAATTAATATCATTTTCTGACTGCATTTTGACTGCAGGACACCCGGTTTTGACTGCATTTAGGCGGTTGTAGCTGGTAATGTAAAAAGTCTCAAGAATCTCGATTTTAAGCGGAAAATTCCAGTTTTAAAGCGTTTGCTCATTTCCTAATAAAAAAAGCACATTACATTTTTATGAATCTCGGAAACCCTTTATTTATGCGTGTTTGAAGGCTACTATCTTTTCATTTGACTGCATCTTGACTGCATTATAGTATGACTCAAGTTTATCCACTTTTACATCCGTGTATCCAAAATGAGTGTAAGTGTCCAGGGTGGTTTTAATATCATCGTGTCCTAAGAGATATTGGGCCTGCTTAATATCCACGCCTGCTTTGTAAAGATCGCTTGCGTAGGTATGCCGGAAGATGTGCGCGGTGATATCGCTTGGCAACGGTGTTTTTGATACGGCTTGCAGTTTCTGAAGGATTTTATTCCATCGTCCATTAAAGGAGCCTAGGCCTATATAGCTGCCAGTATTTGACTTGAATAGAATTCCAGATTGCCCAGTTGTGTACTCAAGTAAGACTGGAAGTAGGAGGCTCGGTATAGGGATATACCGTTTTCCAGCGGTTGTCTTTGTGTACTCCTGTAAACAGCAACTCGTTTTTTTACTGGTAACCAATGTTTTTGATACCTCAATCCGTCTCTTTTTAAAATCTATGTCGGACACATTTAATGCTAGTGCCTCACATTTTCTCATGCCAGTGTATAGAAGGAGGCTAATAAAGCAGCGTTCAAAGTCATTTAATTCCGCATTATCAATAAGTTGCCGTTCTGATGATGTTAAGGCTCGCTTCTTTGTCCTTCTTGCATTTTTAATGTCCTTCATGCCTGCTGTGATGTCTACTGCTAGTATTTCCTTATATACTGCATATCGTACTATTGCCCGGATTCTGCCTAAGCACGTATTATAACGTATGGGTTTACCGGATTTGATCATCGAACTTCGAAAGCTCTCAATGTGACTCTGTTTTAAGTCTTTTACTTTGATATCTCCGATATAAGAATTAATGGTTCTTAGCTCGCTGCGAGTAACGGTTATGGATTGATCTGTAACACTCCCTATCTTTTCATTCGTAAGCCATAACTCCGAAAGCTCTCGGAAGGTCATATTTATTTCTTGCAGAATAATCCCCTTATCTTTTAAACTCATGAAATCCCTATAATTTTTGTCCAGTTCTTTTTGCGTTTTTCCGTAAATGGTTTTACGGATCGGCTTACCGTTCCTTAGTCCTATTGTCACTTGTTTGGAGTATCGTCCATCCTTTCTTTTCTTCTTTTTCTCAGCCATAATATCATTTCCTTTCGTGAGTTGTGATGTCACAACTTATTTTTGGGTACAAAAATACGCCCCTTGCCAGGACGTTTCGAAAATGATATAATTCTACTGATGAGATAGAGTATATCTTTCCGGAAGTCCGGTAAGAGAAAATCTATGTAAAGCCGTTCGGTGTTACCAGCACCGGGCGGTTTTTGTATTTCATATTTAATTTATTTCTGTGATATCAAGCGAATATCCTAATACCTCGCCTACTTGCGTTACCTTACCTTTTAAAGTAACGGCCTCGCCTTTTGTCATCCCTGCGACCTTGCTTTTCTGATCATCATTCTTTATATAGCATTGAACGCCGATAATTGCAAAAGCTTCATCTGAAGGTGTTAAAGATATGTATTTGCCATCTGAGTCTATATTGCTAAGTTCTCCCGTGATTTCCACATACTGTCCTTTGTATTTCTCACTTGCATTCAGGGCGTTTGCTTTTAAATCACTCATCATATCGCCCACACTATAAGCAGTATATTCAATTGCTGCTTCCGTAACTTCTGCGGTTGTAACTTTAGCTCCGGCTTCTTCGGCAGGTCCGGCTTGGGTCTTATTAGAGCCACCTCCTGATGCCGCGCCAATAATTCCTATCACGACAACAGCAGCTATGGCAATTAAGCCGCCTTTTCCTTTTTGCTTTTTGCGGCACTGCGGACATATCTTTGCACCATAAGGTATCTCTGTTTTGCAATGCTTACAAATTTTTGTTGTTGGTTTTTCTTTTCCCATACTCATTTCCTTCTTTCTTTTATTCATATTATTAAAAAGCCATAGGCTATTTTAATTTTATTTTACGGCCATTAATGTATGTACCCGAAGGTTTGGTTCGAACTGCAATAAGTATTTATTATCTACCATGACGCTGGTTCCATGAATCTGCCTATAAAATTCAATAGCTTCAGCCAGAGAATCTTCAGAAACATCTAAGTATTCTGCTATGTCGTGCAAATTATTGCAATGCGCCTTGAAAGCATCTATAAGCCCTTCTAGCCCAATTCTTTTATTATATCCCCATAAACGGGCAGCTCTTTCTTGCTTTATGCTGTCAAGAGTTCCTTGTTCAACAATTCGCCCTACAGAGGTATAATAGTGTCCCATTTCTTCAGCCAAAACATCAGCCTTTTTTGAAGTGGTTGGAATGTCTTGCCTTATAGCTATCCTCTTGCCCTTTAAACGTCCATCATTATTTAGGAGAAGCTTCTCTTTTACAACAAGCCCTGCTGCATCTGCTTCCTCTAATAGTTCTTCATAACTCAATAAAATTCAACCTCCCCCTAGAAGTTTGGATCTTCCATGATATCATCATCATGTTTGTTTCTTACTTTATTATTTAATTCGTCATTAGAGAGGTCTGTACGTTGGTGTGCGGCATCTGGCATGAGATATTGTTTATCCTCTTCTGGCCATATTTTTACCATTTTAGATGAATTAGTAGATTTACATCGGTTATATTCCATTTCAAGAACCGTGTTTACTGTATGCTTACCTTTGTCATCTATGAAACGATATTTATTTAAGTGGTCTTGTTCTAACTCCGTTACTGAGGTTTGCTCTTGAGCTTCTTCACTCCAGCCCATGAGATAAGCGGGACTGCATTGAAGAATGTTTGCCATTTGAGCAATTACAGAACGCTTTATATTCTCAACTCGCCCATTTTCATATTTTGCTATGGCGGATTTTTGAAGCCCTAGCTTTTGTGCCAGCTCTTCCTGTGTGTAATCCATAATAAGTCTACGTTCTTTTATTCTCTCTGCCATTCTCATGAATTGCCTACCTCTCTCTATTATGATGTGTCTTAATATTACTACAGTTTTTACTGAAATGCAAGTTATTTCATAAAAAGTGTCTTGAAATTCATAAAAGGTAATTGACAAAGAGTGTTACATGTGTTATATTTTGAGTGTCTTAAAAAGATACTAGAAAGGAGGTTTTACTTTGAATAAAAATTTGTTAGAATCTATAATGAAAGCACATGGGGACACTGGCACGTCGTTGTCACAATTCTTAGGCATGGCAAGAAGCACATTTTCGGCTAAAATAAATGAAACAAACGGGGCTGAATTCACCCAGAGAGAGATAGCTGGTATTAAAACAAAGTATGGTTTAAATGCGAAAAAAGTAGATGAAATTTTTTTTGCTACTAAAGTGTCTAAAAAAGACACAAAAGAAAACCAAACAGCATAATGAAAAAGAGGATGTGAGAAGAGTGTCGGACAAGCAATTCCTAACAATCAAGGACTGCGTGGAGCGCCACGGCATAAGCCACAACACGATAGAATCCTTGTTTAAGAGAAAAGGATCACCAGCAATCCGCGTTGGCCGCAGATGGCAGGTGGATGTAAACAAGTGGGATCAGTATCTGCTTAAATTAGCAGAAGATTGTAAGGGGTGACGGCAATGCAAAAGTACTTTGATAACTTAGATGATTACACTGACCAAAGCAGACACCCCGTAATGGACAAGGTTATATGCTATATGAAGATGGCACTTATTTTTCTGGCAAGCTTGGCCTTGCTGTTTGCGGTATGCGGCTCGTTGGAAGTGATGTGAGAGGGGGCAAGCCATGGTGAATCAAGAACTGGACAACCAACTTTTGCAGGCAGTAAAAGAGCTCATTGAAAAGTGTATTCCAATGAGTGACATAGACTATGAGGCCTTTATAGCGGACTGGATTAGTAAGGTTGATGGACAGATCGCCCCGTTTATGTCGAAGTTTTATGATGAGATGGTCAAGATAATCGATATATACCGGAAGGATAAAAAAGAGACCCCAGCTGCGGGAACAGCCAGGGAATCCAAGTAACTGGTAATGAATTTACACCCTTATTATACATAGGGCTCAGGAGGAAATCAAGATGGAAGATGGAACTATTATGGTTAATGTATCTTTAGCCAGATATGAGAATGGAATACGTGCGATGGCGCGAATAGAAGCCTTAAAAGCCTTTACTATCAAAAGCGATTACAATATTTCACGGGAGGACATTGCTAGCATTTTGGGATTTGTGCTTCCCGTAGAGGTAGAAAAAGATGAGTAAGAAATATCGTAAGCTCTGGATTCTTCTCAGGGAGAAACTGACTGATTATGAAAACGATGAGAAGGATCTGGAGGATAAGGAAGTCTATCATTTTGTACTGACTGAGATGAACAAAATGGAAGCTGCGGAATTTTTGGAGGATTAAGATGTTTAAGGCAGAAAAGGATTTTATAGGCTATCAAGGAATTTGCTCACAAAAGGGAATCAATATAGAAAAGGATCAGGCTTTTGATTATATTACAGAACAAATCAATACGGATCCCTCTCTGAAAGAAGAATTCCAGAAAGCAATGGTAGACTGGTTCTTTTCGGGAGATTTCATAAAAGTGTATAGAGAAGATAAGGAGGAAATGTAATGTCAAAAGTAATCTGTATTGCAGGAGAGTCCGGTTCTGGGAAGACAACTTCCATGAGGAATTTAGATCCCAAATCTACATATTACATAGATGCGGACAAGAAAGGATTGTCCTGGAAAGGCTGGAGAGGTCAGTATAACGAGGAGAATAAGAACTACTTAAAATGCGATGATGCTAATGTGGTTCGGATGTATATTAAAAAGCTGGCACAGGATTGTCCTCGAATTAAGACCATTGTAATTGATACGATCAATGGCCTTATGGTGGCAGATGAAATGCGCCGGAGTAAGGAAAAAGGATTTGACAAATGGGTGGATCTGGCTGCGTGTGTCTGGGATCTGGTCTGCGAATGCTATGACTACCGAGATGATCTTACTATTATTTTTTCGGCCCATACACAAACGGACCATGACGAAAATGGCTATATGTTTACCAGAATCAAGACTTCAGGCAAGAAACTGGACAAGATTGTTCTTGAAAGTAAGTTTACTACGGTGCTTCTTTCCAAATGTGTTGATGGGAAATATCTGTTTGAAACTCAGGCAAAGAATAGCACAGCAAAAACTCCCTTGGGGGCATTTGAAACCTTTGAAATAGAAAATGACATTGTACAAGTGATTCAGGCATTGGAGGAATATTAAATGAGACAATTAAATGGTTATGCACAGGCACAGGCTTATTCGGAAACGGACCGTCTCCCGATTGGTGGATATGTATTGAAAATTTTAGATGTGAAGTATCAGACAAATGACTGGGGGGATATTATTCTGCTTTCATTTGATGTGGTAGAAGGGGATCAGAAGGATTTCTTCTCTAACAATTACAAGGCTCAAACTGGTGAGGATAAAAAGTGGAAAGGAAATTACCGGCTGCGGGTTCCTAAAGATGATGGAAGCGATCAAGATGAATGGACGATGCGCCGTTTCAAGACGGTGATCAAAAACTTTGAGGAATCTAATTCAGGCTATCACTGGAATTGGGACGAGCAGACATTAAAGGGTAAGCAGATTGGAGCTTTATTCAATAACAAAGAATATGAGTTTGAAGGTCGTCGAGGTTTCTTCACAAACTGTCATAGCATTGTATCGGCAGAAAAAGTAAGAACTGGAAAATTTGAAGTACCGGGAGATACCTTATTAAAGAAGGGGAACGGGCAGGCTCAGGCCGGACCATTTACAAATCCTATCGGAGATGGCTTCATGAACATTCCAGACGGCGTAGAAGATGAAGGCCTACCCTTTAACTAAGGTGATTGTATGGCATATACAAACTTTGAAATTGACCGCTGCGTGGAATCTATGGTACTGCTGGTAGACACAAGAGAGCAGCCAACGAAGCGCCTTAAAGAGCGCCTGGATGCCACGGGGCTGCCTCATGAGCGTCAGAAACTGGCCGTTGGGGATTATTCATGCAAATGTACACTTCCTGGAGAGGAGTCTTTAGATCTCTCTACCAAAGTGGTTATTGAGCGAAAAATGAACCTGGATGAACTCTGTATGTGTTTTGGGAAGGAGCGGCCCCGGTTTGAGCGCGAATTTGAACGGGCCGCAGAAGCTGGGACAAAAGTTTATCTGCTGGTAGAGGGAGACAACTGGGAAAAGGCTTATAACGGGAAATATCGCAGTCTCCTAAAGCCGCAGGCGTTGGTTGCCAGTATTGATGCTTTTCGGGCAAGGTATGGAATGCAGCTTGATTTTTGCAAGCCTGAGACAACTGGAAAGCTAATTAGGGATATCCTGCATCGAGAGCTTAAGGAATATTTGCAGAGGTGTGATTGAATTGACGGTAGAAGAGATTAAGTCTACATACAGCATGAAGGATATTGTGGTACAGTACGGTTTTCAATTAAATAGGAGGGGGTTCATTTCCTGCCCCTTCCATGATGGAGACCGACAGGCTTCTCTTAAGGTATACGACCGGGATTTTCACTGTCATGCCTGCGGATCTAACGGGGATATATTTACTTTTGTTCAAATGATGGACAGTATTGGATTTAAAGAGGCGTTTCAAGTCCTTGGAGGAACCTATGAAAAGCCGACTTTTGCCTCCAGGTTGATTGT